AGCAGATCGTTGTTTAGGTTTGTGAAGTTGGCATCGACCTCCGCATTGGTCAGCGGAGACCCTTTGCCAGCGCGGGTGACGATAGTTGCCATTTACAGAACCTCGATTAGCTTACGGTGACAGTCCAAGTGATCTGCATCGCGTCGTCAGCACCTTTGTTGACCACGGGGAACACAGTGCGGCACTGCATTGTTCCAGCGGAGGATGCGTTGAATACGCCAGCCTCCACCACCGCGCCAGTGCCTGTGCCTGCGGGGAAGGTTGCAGCGTGGGTGACGACAGCGCCAGAGCTGCCCAAGCTGGATAGCGCAACACGACCAAGCTCAGTGCCCAGCGTAGTGTCGCCAGCAGCAGGAGCTGTGCTGCTCGAGCCGACGGCCATGTGACTCATCACTGGCTCAGTCGCGGCAACCATGCGTGACGCAATAAACGTCTTGCCAACAGACACCACGAGGTTCTTGATCTCGCGGCGCTCTTTGAGTTGGCCGGTGGCTTGGTCAAATGTCTCGATGACGACTTGGCCGCGCATCTCGATTGTTTCGTTCTCAGTCATGATTCACTCCTAGAAAGTTGTGGAGACGCCGACATAGTCTTCGGCGAAGTAGGTGATGTCGCAGTAGCCCTGCGCGGAGACCAGCCCAGATTCCGATGTCGTGAACTGGTCTGTTGAGGCCTTCGATACGCTGTGGGCGCTTGCGTCCGAAGCAAAGGCGACGTTGTGCAGGTTCTTCTGAAAGAAGTATGTCGAGCCGTCTCCAACCGAAGTCCCGTCATCCATCGACACGGCGTCCGCAACAGACTTGCTGAAGTCAATCAAGGACAGATCGGCGGCAGCAATCAGCTCCGCAAAGGTTCCGGGGAGGAACAGAATTGAGGAGTCGTCTGTTGCGTCAACTGAGTTGGCGGCGTTGCGGATGAAAACCAGCACAGCCTCAAAGGCCTCGGTCGTACTCACGCTGTCCGACAGCCCTTTCAGTGCCGCCTGAACCGACGAGTCGGTGAGGCCAAAGGCACTGGCCAGCGTCTTGCGCGGAGCAAGGCTCGGCGCATCAGTGGCGGCGAAAGAGTCGGAAGCCGGACGCGCCAACAGTTTGGCGAGCGCATCGGTGACGGCCTGCGTTTCTGAAAGCGATTTCTGGTGCGACCGGGTCAGCGCATCCGTGAGCAAGAACGAGTCAGCATTCAGCTTTCTCAACTCATTGGCTATTCGGTCGGCAACGGCCTGCACGTCGGCCAGTGGCTTTTGAACAGACTTGCTCGCCACATCGACAACAATCGCCAGCTCCTCGATAAAGCGGTAGCGCCCAGTGATGTCGATCTGTGCAACAGATGCGATCTCGATGTAATCGACCTGGGTTACAGGGATCGACGCAGCGGCTGCTGTCGCCTCGAGTTCTTCAGCGGACGCGACTGCACCTGCCTGCACCACACTGATGCTGAACGTCAGGGTTGCGGTGCGGCCAGTCAGCATCAGAACTCCTCGCGGACTTTGAACTTCAACGTGTCGTAGACGGTCTGAATCTGGCCACCAGGGAATGTGATCTCGATCTCGCCCTCGTAGTCGCCAGCCTCGCCTTGGAGCATTGCTGGCGCAGAGGCCGGATAGAACACAACAGACCCGGCAGGGCCGTCGATGACGGAACCGGGTACGGTCGCCTGGAGAGAAACAGACCCCACCTCTCGGAACTTCAGCACCACAGTGCAGCCGGTCAGGTCGATTGGGTCGGTGGTCACTGTGTCGGTCACAGTGCAGATCAGGGCGGGTCGGGTGTCGCCTTGAACGAGTTTGATTTTGTCGGTCATGGCTTCCTCAACTGCACGCGCAAATCGGAGCGGACATTGCCGCGAATGGCACGCTGACGCGCATCATTCAAGGCGGTGAAGAACCGGCCCTGATTGACTGCTGCGGCTTCTGCGTTGGTGTACGGCTTGCCGGGTGTCAACATCAACCGGGCCTTAGCGCCGCACGCGAGATACTCGCCCCACTGTTCAAACAGAAAGTCGTCGCATTGCGTCGAATTTCGCAGGGGAGCGAGCGCTACACGCATTGTAATGGCGGCTTGGTGTGTCTGATCCGCAATTGGCAGGAAAGACACCGTAGAAAAGCCAGCCTGCGTGTAGGCCACTGGGTCGGACTTTCCCGGCGAATATCCGGGAATACGGGAGTTGTAGGCGTCCGGGACGTTGATCTCGTCCGGTGCCACTGGCTCGAGCACTTGGCCCTTGAACCAGGCCTTCATGATCTTGTGGACCCGGTGGCCGCTTGGAGCGTCCAGGTCGTAGTCGCGCACGTTGGCACGGATCGTCAATGGGTCCAGCGTCACCTGATGGATCAGGCTCTTCTCGCAGAACTCCACAATGGTGTTGCGAATCTCGCGCACCGCGAGGTCTGCTGGACAGCCGGGGACGTGGGGCAGCACGTCCACAAGAAAGTCTTCGTAGGTCTTCATACGCCGAGCATCCCCGATTTGAATTTCTGATACAGGGCCGCAGCGCGACCATCGACGGCGAACTCGTCATCGCGCAGCTCGGCACGATGGATCACGTAGTCCACCAGCGGGATCACGTACTCCTCCGGGATCGGCAGGGTCGCGTCAACGGCGTATGCCGGTAAGGCTCCTGTCAGCATGGACAGAAACAGATCGGGGCGAACCCGACGAGCCTCGACCAGGGCTGCTCGCGCGAACTCGAGCAACTGGGCCTCCGTGTAACGGGTCAGGGTGGACTCGTCCAGAACCACGTCATTGAGGACAATGCGGGCACTGTTGATGATCTGTTGGAAGGTGGCCATGTCGGTTTACCAGAGCGTCTTTCTGGCCCAGTGGTTTGCACTGAACACGTCGTCTTTTGTTGGATTGCCGTTCTTGTCTTTGATGCCAGCAGAGCGGGCCAAGTAGTTTTTCCGGCGATCCGAATCCTTGTGCTGGGTGAAGTCCTGCATTCCGCGCAGGCCGAAGCTCACCAGCTTCACTTCGTCACCCTTCTTGGCCAGAACAATCTTTTTCTTGCTCGAGCCTTTGGGCGCGTCCTTTGGCTTGTTGAAGCCCTCGAACTCATGTCCGCGATAGGTCAGCTTGCCGCCTTCACGCTTTACGCTGCTTGCTTTCATCTTTGCCTCTCGTGACGGTGATCTTTACCTCGTCCTGAACGGCCACCACATCGTTGGCACCGGGCTTCTTTGCCTCGACCTTGGGTTCGGCACCAACCTCTTCCCATCGACCTGACTCGACCAGCTCGGCGTCATAGACCGCGACCCTGCCGGTCTTGATGTTTCGCATCTTCTTCATTGGGTGTCTCTCAAACGAAAAGACCCATCCGGGGGTTAGCCGGACGGGTCATTCAAAGGAGCCGAAGCTCCTCACCTGGGGATCAGCCCTTGACGGCGACCATGTTCACCAGAGCCTCGGGCTTGATGACGCTGTAGCCGAACACGTTCAGGCCACGGACGATGTTGCCGAAGGTGGACTGAGCGCGGAGGGTTTCCACGTTGGTCATCTGCGAAGCGAAGGTGATCGCGTCCTTGGTGCCAGCCATCAGGTAGCTGTCGCCATCGGCGGTCTTGGGCAGGTTGTTGGACACGTAGACCATGAAGCGGTCGATCATGCCCAGCTTGCCGTTACGCAAGATCGAAGTCTGGTCGCCAGTCAGGTAAGCCTGCTTCAGATCAGAGTTCTTAATCATCGCGGCCATCCACGAAGGGATCACCAACCAGCGGCCAGTCTCAGGCACGTTCTGCTCGTCGAGGGCTTGGCCAGCGTCGAGGATCAGGTCCAAGATGTTGGCCTTGGTGACGGCGCGAGGAGCGGCGTCGGTGCCCAGGTTCAGGTTGCCGGAGATGGCACCAGCGGTTGCGCCTTTGTTGGCGGCAGCGGCACCGGCTTTCACGCCGTCCAAGATCAGGCCGTCGATGGCGATCTTCATCTGCTCGGTGGCATCGTTGGTGAAGATGTCCATCAGCTTGATGTCGGTCTGCACGGCGTCAACGTCGTCCAGCACCACAGCGAAATACTTGCCCTTGTCGATCAACAGTTCGATGGGGGCGCTGTTGGGCACCTGATTGGTCAGGTTGTCGCCCTTGGCGTAGTCGTTGATGGTGATGGTGGGGATGGTGCGGATGTGGACCTTGTCGCCTTGGCCGCTGATCTCGCCTTCCCAATCGTTGTTGGAGATTTCCGAGAAGACGGTGGTCTTGTAGAACTTGGCCTGGAGTTTGCCGGACCAGATTTCGGGGATGAAGTTGCCGCTGTATTGAGTGCGACCGGAAGCTACTGGGAATGACATTTGAATTACCTCACGAATGAAATGAAAAACCCGCCGAAGCGGGCTGGATTGGACGAAGAAAAACCGGCCTGAGCCGGTCGTTTCTCAACTGTTGCGGGTCAACGGATTCGACCCTCGATTGAGGCTGCGGTGATGTCAGCCTCGATGGCGATTGCATCCTGGTCACTCACCTCGCCGCGCCGCATCCGACCGTAGAAGTCTGTGATCTCGGCACGAGTCCAGACCTTCTTGGAAGGCGGTGTGTCGGGAGACTTGTTGGTCGGGGGTACGACTTGCGATTCGAGTGACTGGGCGCTGCTCGCCGCCCACGATGAAGCTGCCTTCTTGTACGACGTGAAGAACTTCCCTACTCGGGCAGCATCACGAGCACTCTCGGCCCGACTCAGCAGGTTCTGCTTGGTCTCACCAGTCAGGTCATCGACTTCCTCCAGCCATTTGATAAAGCCAGGGTCTTCGTTGATCTGTTCCCAGTCGGAGACGATTGCAGTCAGGGATTTGAAGAAGTCGTTCGAGGCCGTTTTGGTCGAGACTTCGGAAAGCTCGGCGATCTGGCGCTTCAGCGTTGCGATCTCGGCGTCCTTCTGAGCTTGCTCTTCACGAGCAATTCGTCGGGCGAGATCGACAAGGCCTGGGCCGTACTCGTCAATTTCTTCCTGCTTGACCAGCGACTCGGCTGGCTTGGCCTTCATCTGTTCGAGTTCTTGCTCGAGCAGCTCCAGGCGCGATTTCAAGTCCTTGTTTTCTGCCGCGAAGCGGGGCACCTCTGCGCTGTACTTGCCTTGCAGAACCTTGAAGCGGTGTTCCCAGTCGTCGCCTTGTGCGGGCGGCGTCTGCGAGTCGTTCTTGGGTGCAGGGGGTTCCTGACCTTGCTTGGAGTCAGCCGGTGGCGTTTCCGCTGGAGGCTGATCTGTCGGCGGGGTCGCGTCAGATGATTGCTGTTGCTGTTGAGCGATCAGTTCTTGTTGCAGGCGGTCGGCCATATCTTCGGCTTCTTGCACTGCGCGTGGCACATTGGACATAGTTACTCCGTGAGCCGAGACGGTCGCATTCGAGCCTCGCGGTGTTCGAGCGATTCGTTCGGTATTCATCGGTTTCTGGTTAAAGGGCCAGCCCCTTTTGCGGCAGAACGCCGCTAACAGATCACCCCCGAAGGAGTGGGTCTGTTACCGCGATCTGCGGAGAGCCTCCGGTGCATCCTTGGCTTTTTCGAGCAGCTCGGCCACAGCCTGTGCAGCACCTTGGTTCCAACGCGACAGGACATCGTCCTTCGAGATGGTGCTGGTGACGTACAGGTCTTGCAGGGAGGACTCGAGCCAGGATCGGATGGTCTCGAAATTACTGTCGCCCTGGAGTGTGGCCAGGGCATTCAGAACTTGGGTGTCAGGCTTCTTCAGCATCAGCGCTTGAGGACGACTGAGCGGCCTGTCTTCTCGGCGTCGGCAGCGGCCTCGTATGCCTTGCGGGCATCGTCAGCCATCTTGCGAACGCGAGCTTTGGATTCGGGAGTGGCCTGGGGCATCTTCACGGCGGCCTGCGCTGCGTTCTCCAGGTCGGCGTACTCTTTGCCCAGGCGCTGCGACAGCGATGCGCTGCTGGCCTTGGCAGGTGCGGCAGCGGGTTTGCTGGCCGCTGGCTTGGAGGCCATGACGGGAGCCTTGCGAGCAACCGGCTTGGGTGCTGGCGCTGGGTCAGGCTTGGTGTCGTTGACGGTGCCGGAGCCAGCTTCATTGAACGCGCCCAGGTCAGGCTCGGCAGCTTTGGCTGGAGCGGCACGCGACTCGTCCACCACCTTCATGGCGGCAGCTTCGCTCTCCATGTCGCGGTCGGCCTTGGCGCGGCCAGCACCGAAGCGGTTGTAGGCCTCGGACTTGGGGTCGTCGATGTTGCCCATGCGGAGGCGCTCGAAGAAGCCGACGCTCTCACCGGCAGAGGCCTTGAGGCCAGCGGCCTTGTCGTCTGCCTCGCTGCTCACCATGCCGCCATCGGCGTAGTTGCGAACGGTGGGCTTGCTGACTTTGGCGTTGCCGCAGTGGAAGCTGTTGCCGGTGATCTTCGAGTTCATGGAAGAAGGACCAGCAACAGAGCCGGACTTCTTCATGTTCTGGTTCTGCCAGGATTGTTTCTCTGCCATGTGATCCTCACTTCTTCATGTTCTTGCCGTAGAGGCTTCCAACCACCCCGCACTGCTGGGAGGCTGCTAATTTCTTGACCAAGCCGCCATCGGCAAATCCGGCGTTGTCGCCCTCGGTCGGAGTGCTGGTTATGGCGTTCGATATTCTTCCGAACAGTCCACGCCCCGTGTTGCCTGCTTGGGCCTTGGCTTTTTCAGCAGCCGCTGCGCTGCGCTTCTCCTGCGCTTGGAACTGCTGCTGGGCAAAGCTGTCAGCAGACTGGCGTGATGCGGCCAAGGCACTGCGCGCGCGCTGACTGCGCGGCGCGTAGCCACCCCTCGATCTGTTGGGGTCTGGCTTTGGGGCTATGCTGCCAATTGCCGAAACAATGCTGTCAAACATGGTCAGCCTCGTTTCTTGTCGGCGTACTGCTTTGGAGTCATCTTGCCGCTGGCCAATGCCTTGCCGGTCGCCATGAGCTTCTTGGGCGCAGGGGTCTCGCCCTTCTTCTTCTCCTCAGCCATCTCGCGCTGCATGTACTGCTTGGGAGAGACCTTGCCAGCCTTCACGGCTTTGGCTTCGGCCATCTCCTCGGCCTTGTCTTGCTTGCCCTTGAAGGGCATGGCCTTGACCTTGCCGCCATCAGCGAACATGCCAGCAGGGATGACGCCCTTGGCGGGCTTGGTGGTTTTCTTCATCATTGGATAGCCTGTTGTGGTTGAACGGTGTTGACGGGTGCAGGAGCTGTGTCGCCAGCGGCATTCACGGCTTGTGGGCCGGGAAGCTGCTGTTGCTGGTTCTGCAAGGTCTGCATCGCCTGCTCGATCTGCCCCTGCTTGAACTTGAGCATCTCGACAGACGGCACCAGCTTGTCGGTGTCCATCTGCAAGCCCTTGGCCAGCTCGCGCAGCAGGTATGCCCTGCCGTCCGCACCGACGATCTGGAGATCGACCGGGTTGGCCGTTGCCGCCAGGAACTCGTTGCGGCGAACCTGAATCTGTTCCTTGGCGATGAGGCCCATTGCACCCTTGGCCACCACACGGAAGTCGCCTTTGATGAAGGGGTCCGGGTTGTACATCATGTTGTGGATGTAGAACTTGCGGACCACCATCTCGACCACTCGGTCGATGGCGACAATCGAAGACTTGATGCCCTTGGCGGCGTTGTCCATCAGCATGGACAGACCAGACGCCGTGCGCCCTGCGCCGGACGCGCCTGAGCCAGAGCCGTAGATGTAGTTCGGAATGCCCGTGACTTCATCGGCCTGCTTGGCGAACTGGTTGTAGATGCCGATCAGCTCGCCAGCCTTCATCTCGGGCATGTAGAACCGGACACCTGGTTGGCCACCACCCGTCTTGTCGGACGTGGTCTGCCAGATTTTCCAGGGGTACATCTGGGTGACATCCTCGCCATCGGCCAGTCTGTCCACCGCCACCTCGACCTGTGGGCCAGAGGCGATGCCCATGTTGTTGGCCAGCGAGCGAGCTGCGGCGTTGCACATCACCTGAACGTCGCGGACGACTTCAGGCAGCGCAGTGCCCCAGAACGCGCCGGGGATCGAGCGCCATGACGCGATCTCGTAGGGACGCTCGCCCAGCGGGTCGGGGTTCAGCACCACCTTGATGGTGTAGCTGCCGATCTGCCACGCATTGATCTCGTAGACCTTGTTGGGGTCCACGTTCTTCATGCCCCAGTCGGCCAGCATCGAACCCATCACCGGACCCCAGAACTCCAGGGCTTCGATGATGTTGTCGTTGTAGAGGCGCGAGTGGTACTTGCCTTCGAGGTTGTCGCGCTGCTGGTCGCCGTACTCGAAGTAGCGGAAACCCTTGGTCGCGTAGCGCTCGAGCACCTGGTCGATGTCGCCATCCGAGTAACCCGGCACGCCCTTC